CCCGCCGATTCGGGTATATTGATCAGTTTCTTATTCAGGTAGATAGCCGGGGTGCGGGTCTGTGCCGCAACGTGCTCGACTGCCTGAGTGATCACATCCAAGAACCCTTGCAGATTAGCGGCCGAGAACTCCGCGATACTCGCCCCCTGGCGCTCCAGCCACAGCAGACGGTCGGAACGGAATTTGGCAAGCGGCTCATCCTCCTCGCCGACCACCTCCCCCGTTTCAGGGTCCACGATCTCTCGAACGGGACGGTCCATTCCGAGAACCACCCGCGCGGGCAACGCGCGTTCATCACTAGCTGTCATGACGTGCGCCCACAGAGCGTTGATCGCATTCTGGAGTGGAATCACCGGGGCCAGTTCCGAAAGGGGTGGCGCATCAAGCCGAGTTTGATTTGGGAGTTCCACCAGCGGCACGCACTTGAGCGGGTTTGGTATGTGACTCGACTCGCTCGGCAAAAGCCCCGCAGAACGCGCCATCCACTGACCACGGTTACGCCGCGGACGCTGCCACCGGTAAACCGTATCCGGCGTAAAGAGGGTCGCAAACTGTAGATCGCGGTCAGCCCACACCTTGAGTCCCGCAGACCGGAGCCGACGACGCCCAGGAACATACTCAACGAGTGCATTCGACGGCTTTTCGAAAGTGATCTCAGTGCGGATACCGTCGGGCTTCCATACCAGCGCATATGAGCGTGAGGCAATTAGAGCCTCAAGCAGCGCCAATTTCACCTCGACATGACACCCGGAGAGCCGCCATGCCCGCCCGGCCGCGTCATCTATAGAGCCGTCTTTCAGCCGAAAGGCTAGCGGGCGCAGACGCTCCGCTGATGCCAGGGTAATCGTTCGACACCAGTTATCCGAAAACCCGTCGAAAAGGTGGCCTGTCTGAGTCGTGAATTCGGGCGACGCGAAAAGTAGCGGGTGCCGACCCTCGTAGTAGTCGGACCATAGCCGCACTTTCTGTCGGCGTCTGATGAGCTTCCGGTACAGACGCTCCGTCATTTGAAGCGGAGTTTCCGCCACGCTTCCCCCTCTACGCGTCTTATGCGCTCGCCGCGCGGGGCCGCTTGACCGGTCGGCGAACATATCCGTCCAGCGCCATCACTGCCGCGGCTATCCCATCGATACGCGCAGAACTCTTATCCCGGTCTGGTTTAACCGGGCGCATGTTGTCATTACCGTCCCGATAAACCTCGACCACGCTTGCATTCCAACGGAGCACCGGATTACCCCCGTGATGAATCCGCCCCTCACGCAACAGCCGCTCCAGTTCCTTGCAGCCGGGCGACATCCCTAGATAGGTCTGCGCTACGGGCACCACGTCCACGCCGCGCGTTTTCTGCTCGACGCGCTGCACAAGCTGACCGGCAAACATCCGGTCGTATGAAATCCGCTGCACGTCGAGCCGGCGACAGTCCGCAATGATCTGCCGCTCAATCGCGCCGTAGTCGATGGCGTCGCCCTCGGTGAGCGTCAGCAGACCGCCATCCACCCATTCCCGCAAAGGGACTTGTAGCTGTTGCTCCAGCTCGTCAACGCGCTCCTCCGGCAGCCAAAACCGAGCGACCAATTCGAGTTCCACTCCAGGTTTCCGCGACTCGACCGCGAGCACCCAAGCCGAAAGGTCCGACACCGCGGAGAGGTCCACCCCGCCCCACGCGCGCCGATACCGAAAAGCCTTGGTATTGACCGGCCCGTTGCATTCATCCCACAGCGTGAGCGGCAGCCACCTCGAAGCGGCGCGCATACGCCTGTTGAGGGAAAGGCGGCAAAAGGTCGGGAAGTAACTCGGCGTGCTGCGCGCCTTATTCGCCTCGCGCCGCATGTAGGCGAGCGTCGGCGACGTGCCCAAACCAGGGTTGGCCTTGCGCCAAGTCTCCTCGGCGTAAGGGTCGTCCGACTCTTCCGCCGCCCATATAACCCCGTAATGAGCGGGGTCCGACACGATGGCATCCGCACAACGGCGGGTATACGTGTGCTTCTCGTCGTAGATACTGCCCTCGATGCCCTCATCAGCAGTCGTGATGTAGACGACCAAAGGTTGGTCGCGGGCACCCGTGCCGGTCTCGATAGCGTCGATAAGGTCACGGCGCTTGTGCACGTGAACCTCATCGACAATCGCCCCAGACACGTTCAGCCCGTGGGCGGTCTCGGCGATTTTGGAGAGGGCCCGGAAGACACCGCCGGTACGGGGTACGCGGATAAGTCCGCGGAGCACTTCAACGCGACCGCGGATAGCGCGACTTGTCAGCGCCATACGCTTAGCGTCGTCAAAGACTCGCTCTGCCTGCGGGAGTGAGCCGGCTGCCGCGTAGACTTCCGCGCCTATCTCGCGGTCGGCGAGTAGCAGCACCAGGCCGATACCCGACGACAGCGTTGATTTCCCCGCTTTACGGGGAACCTCGATCCACACCGTTCGGGCCACGCGGACGGGCCGCCCCAACTCGGGGTCGAGCCACAGCCAACCGAAAATCGGCGCAATGATCCAGACCTTTTGCCACGGGGCCAACTTGAGCGGCGTACCGCCCCAACGGCCTTTCGTGTGCTTCATGGTCTCGATAGCCGATATGGCTCGGCGGGCGGCGGGCACATCGAAATATGCGCCCTCGCGCTGCGGGGCCTGGTGGGCGAGGACGAGCGGACGGGACTTCACCGCGTCGGCCATCTCGTCCTCGGTGAGCCCGAGTTCTAGCAGTGCCTCATACGGGACCGGCAGCCCGTCAGTCAAAGATCCCGTCGTCATCTGCGCCCCCGCTTTCCGGCGGGGTAATCCGCGTGGCTGCCGCGGGACTGAGCCCGAGTTCGCCGACCAGCGACCGGAAGTGATTCCGGTACTGACCAGCAATCGTCACCCACGGGGACTTGACGTTCCCGCGCTCCGTCTCGACCACCAGGCCGGTACGGCTCAACTCGCGCTCGGCCTGCCAGAGTCGGGCGACCGTCACGCAATACTCGATAGCTGTTTCTCGCTGCGGGTCCGTGAGACCAGCGGAGTGCACCAGGGCGGGAATCGTCCTCGCCCACACGTCCGCCGCTTTCTCCCGCACGTCGTCCGACGCATCCCCGGGCAACAGCTCGGACCAATCCGGCTCGACCGGTGACAGCGGGGCGAATCGCGCACCCTCGCTGTTCCGATCGGGGCGGAACGTTCCTTCGCGAACCGCTTGAACGTGCGGTTTAGGGTTCCTGCCAGGTAGTGCCATCTGTCGCCCCCTGTCTGCCGTTGGTATGGTGCGCTCCACTCACTTGGGAGGGCGCATGATCTTAAGGTCCATATGCAAGTTCTCAGAACTCCCGGAATCCGACGGGAAACCAATCACCGAATACCTGTGCACACGACTCGGAGAGCGAGCCGAGAAATACAACATGGACAGAATGGCTGAAGTGTTCAGCCACGCTCTCAGAGTCCACATGGCACACAAGAGAATCGTTCTAGAGAAAGGATCGTTCCACGGTCCGGAAGGATCCTCCGTGCAATGGATCTCTGAATCGGTCGCAGGTTATGACCTGGAAGCGTTCCTAGAGAAATACAGGGACCTATTGCCGCCGCCTGTGGACTCCACAAAATTGCTCTAATTCGCCATGCGAGTTTTTTCCCTCCCTGCCGCTCAGCGCGAGGCGGGGCAGGGAGTATCCCCCTGGTCAAAACGGCGGACGCTCACCCGATTCGCGCCGAGAAACAGCCTCAGCAGCAAAACCGCCACGCTGATTCCGCGCCGTCGCCTTGTTATGGCAAGCGGCACACAAAGGTCGAAGATGCTTCGCCGCATCCGGATTCGGATCGCCCCGAGCGATCAACTCACGGCGCGACAGCGGGAAATGGTCCGCGACGTTCGCCGCTCGACCGCACAGCACACACCACGGATTCGCGTACAGATACGCACGCCGAATGCGCTGCCAACGCGTCGTGTACACAGCGCCACCACGCGACGCACGGTCGGCGTTGGCCTCACGCTCATGCCGCTCACAGCGTCCGCCGGCCCGTGTCAGCAGGGGGCAGCCGGGGACAGAGCAAGGGGGGCGGGGCTTACGCGGCACGGGGGGCACCAGCACCAGGGGCGGGGATGTCCTCGGCCACGCGGGCAGTCGTCACGAACAGCACGTTGCGAGGCGGTGCAGCAGCAAGCGCGGCACACACAGCGCCGAGCCGGTCAACGTCCTCAGGCCCGTGGTCGAACGCCTCGCTAAGCCACACCACGCGCGCCCCCAAACTCGGTGGCGGTCTTGAGCTGGTGGCAGTCGTGGCACAGGACTTGGACGTTCGAGTCCACATCTTCACCACCCATCGCGAGCGGCTTCACGTGGTCAACCTCCACCAGGTCCGCGGGGAAGTCGCCCAAGCACCAGTCGCACCAGCCGTGCCCCCGCTCGTCCACCCGTCGGCGAAGCCTCGCAGCAGCGTTGTACCGGACCGCTCGACGCCTACCGCGGGCACGCCGGGACCGGACGCTCACGCGCCTCTCAAAGGCCGCGTGATGGCCCTTGCACCGGCCCTTGTGCGTCGCCAGCTCGGTGCAGTCGATACAGCGCATGGGCGCCCCCTTAGTTGGTAGGACCGACCACATGCGCCACATGCCTGTACCCACGGGCCTAGTGCCAAAGGGCATGCGGTCACTCGCTGAGATCGTTGGTCCTGGTGCTCGTTGTCGTTGCGTGCCCGCCCCCGAACTCGAACCGGGAACCTTCGCGGTCTAAGCGCGACGCCTCTTGCCATTGGGCTAGACGGGCGTTGTGCCCGAGCCGGCTCGACCGGTCCGGACAACGTGGGGACCGCACGCGCCTCCCCCGTAGCGGCGCCCCGAAAAGCGGCTACTCAGGCGGTGCAGTCCCCGCGCGTTGCCTCACGACCCCAGCGGCCACCCCGAGTAGCGCGGGATGCGTGGTGCACGGGCAACGCTGTTCCGAGAGCGGCACTCAGACCGCCGGGTTTCCCCCTTGGGGTGGGTGCGCGGTAACCGCTCTCAATTCGTAGTGGAGAGCAAGCCTTGCCCGTGGTCCGCTGGACCGCGGAACAACCGGTGTAGCCCTCTCCTAAGTTGTAGTGGAGAGCAAGCCTTGCCCAGGGTCGGTGGCGAAGTGACGATGGGGACCCCGTTTCTGTTTTCTCTTAGGTTTTTTCTTGTGATCCAAAAAAAATGGACTGAACCGTCACTCCGTCACCCTTCGCCTCGCTGTAGGGCAGCCACCGACCGGGTTGGGCCGGCGAACGGGCAGGGGGAGCCCCCAAGAGGCCGTGTGCGCCCGTCTGCGGGCACGGGAGAGCCCCGGCAGGCAAAGGCTCGCCGGGGCTCTTCTCGGGGCTGTACGGGCCGTTACGCGGCGAGGCCGATCACGGTGGGGTCGGTCCGCTTGATCAGCCGTATGCGGCTCGTAGGCGCGTGCGCTTCCTCATCGGTCACGGTCAACTCTTCCCGGAGCGCCACGTACTCCTCGATGGCGGGGTCTAGTTCGCCGGACACCGTGAACTCGACGCGCCGTTCGTCCAGGGTGCGCCACCCGCCGCGCGTTCCCTTGCGGACGTCGAGCCGTGCCCCTGCGTCGATGAGCATGTGCCGTCGTGTCTCGTCGTCGGCGTCTGCCCACTCGTCGGCGAGCGTGCGTCCGGTCGGTGTCACATCGCGTGTCTCCGGGCGTGCGGGTGTGGCCTCCAGTAGGGCTAGGCGGTTGTCGAGAGCGTCCGCGCGTTCCTTCCATGCGCGCTTGGCTGCGGCGGACTTCTGTTGTCCCTTCTCCTCTTGGTGAGCGGCGAACTCGGCCAACGTCGCCTCGATTTCCGGCGTTGGGTCGTATCCCGGCGTGATGATTGTCCGGCTGACAGGGATCGGGCCGACCAGTGCTAGGAACTCACGCTCTACGTATTCTTCAATCCAGTCGGCGCGTATGGCCACCGGGGTGGGGCATTTCACGCCAACCAAATGCGCAGTGCATTTGTAGCTAGCGGCCTGAACCCCCTTGGTTTTGTTTGACATGTGGTACATGCGGAATCCGCATCCCGCACAGTGCACGACGCGCAACAGTTTGGATGCCTGGTCGGACCGCGAGGGAGTGTAGTCCTTTTCGTTGGCGGCAAATATCTTGCCCACTACATCGAATTCTTCACGCGTGAGTATCGGGGTGGTGGTGAGCATGACCGGCGCACCCTCGCTGTCCCGAACCGGCTTCCCCTTATGGGTCTTCCAGCCGATAAGCGCTACAGAAGTGAGGATCTTGCGGATGACAGACGGTACCCAATTGAAAGATTCACGTACCGTCGTTTCCCCCTTGACTCCACCCGTCTTGCCGCCTTTCTTCCGCCCCTGCTTGAGGGACCAGTGATCGCGCGGGGTGGGTACCTTGTCGTCCATGAGTTTCTGGCAGATCCAATTGATCGTTTTCCTTGACAGCAGGTATCGGATAATCCGCTCGATTACCGATACCGCTTCAGGGTCGGGCATGAGGGTCTTACCCGCGCCGAGTTCCTTCGGCATGTCCACGATCATGTATCCGTAGGGCGGGCGACCTCCCCTCCAGCGGTATTGCATTTGCCGTATTGCCGCCATGGCACCGGTGACGCGCTCTTTGGTGCTCTGCGCCTCCACTTGAGCGGCGAACGCAAAGAACGTCATCATCAGTTCGCTGATGGGGTCCATCGGGTTGCGGAAGTCAAATACCAGCTTCCCGCCGCCGCCGATTCCCTCGGCGAACACCAACATTTTTCGGTGCTCACGGGCCCATTTCGCCAGCTCGTGCATGTGCGCCATGGACCGGATCGCGCGGTCAAAGCGCCACCAGACAAGCGCGTCGAACTCGTCGGGGCGCGCGAGCCACTTGCCGAGCTGCGGACGGTCGAACGGGCTCGTCTTGGACGCGGACACGTCCAGGTCCACGGCTTCGCGGAGCGCGTCGCCCTCGCCGAAGTCGATGCCGAGTTCGGCAGCGGCTATGTCATCTGCCTCGCGCTGCCGCTCGGGGCTAGTGGTCTCGTCGGTCAGTACGGACAGACGGACGACCCGTACCCCCCGCAGCGTGGGGGCAAAGACAGTGCCCGCAACCCTTGATTCTTGGTTGTCCATACCCGCTGTGGAGGGCAAGCCTTGCCCGCCATGCGTTTCGTTGCGGCTGATCAGAGCTGATGCCACCATGACGGGGGTGCCTCCAGAACGGTAGTTCCAGAGCATTCGGAGACCCCGCCGGGCACCCTTTCTGCCTGATCAGGCCGTGATTACCAAGGGGGCGGGGCGCAGTGCCGGCCCCGCCCCCCTGGCCCGGCCCATTCAGATACGCGCCCCGTCGAGGCGGCCGATCGTCGCCATCGACGGGGCGCGACGCTGCCCGCCGGCGCGCCCCGTGAACTCCGCGCCGCGCAGCACGCGCAGCGTGTTCTCCCAGGTGAGCTTGGCGATGTCGGTCTCCGACCAGCCGCGGTCGAGGAGTTCCGCGATCAGATACGGATAGCGGGAGGCGTCCTCCAGGCCCCTCGGGCGGGGCAGCGGGCCGTCCGCGCCGTCGGCCGGGGCCGCGGCCGAGGACTCCGGGCCGCCGTCGTAGCAGCCGCTGAGCCCGACGTGGCTCACCCCCGCCGCCTCCCGTACGTGGTCGAGGTGGTCGGCGACGTCCGACAGCGTCGCGGGGCGGGTGCCCCGCGCCATGCGCTCCGGCTCGAACGTGACCATGCACAGTCCGCCGTTGACCGGGAGCCGTTCCAGGATCTCGTCGGGGACGTCGCCCGGCCGGCCGGTGAGCGCGGCCGCCGCCGAGTGCGAGAAGAGGACCGGGGCCTTGGAGAGGGCGAGGGTGTGCCGCATGACGTCGACGGAGCTCATCGAGAGGTCGATGAGCATGCCGAGGCGGTTCATCTCGCGGATCACCTCCTCGCCGAAGAGGGTCAGGCCGCCCACCCTCGGCTCGTCCAGCGCCGAGTCCGCCCACGGGGTGTTGCGGTCGTGGGTGAGCGCCATCGTGCGCACGCCGAGGCCGTGCAGCCCGCGCAGGGTGCCCAGCGAGCTGTCGATGGCGTCCCCGCTCGCGGCTCCGAGCAGCGAGGCGATCCGGCCGCGGTTGCGGGCGTCGCCGATCTCGTCGGCGGTGAGCGCGAGGCGCAGCGACTCCGGGTAGGCGCGGACCAGCGTGTGCACGAAGTCGATCTGTTCGAGGGTGGCGCTGACCGCCCGGTCCCCGGCCGCTCCGGTCGGCACGTGTACGGACCAGAACTGCGCCCCGACGCCGCCCGCGCGCAGCGCCGGGAAGCTGGTGTGCAGCGTGGCGTCGCCGAGGTCGAGGTCGTAGTAGCGGCCCGGCGTCAGGTCGTGGCCGGAGCGCAGCCGGAGCGTCCAGGGCAGGCCGTTGTGGCCGTCGGCGATGGGGCGTACGG